ACATTTGGTATAATCTACAATCTCACTTTGTCGACTAACTTCTTTGACAAAGTAGGCACACATTGGTTTATCTCCGGCGGCCAACGGAGTACACAATAATTGTCCTGGTTTCATCTTGGGAAAATACCATTTGACATCTTGGTAAATGTCAATGATATCTATGTAATGAAATTCTGGTCTAAAACCCGAAATAGGATTAAAACAAAATGTTCTAAATCCACGTCCATTGAGGCTTGTTAGCGGTAGTATCTCCATGTCTGGACCTTCCGGATCTCCTACTATTGTACACCAATCTAACGGCATAGTGACTTCATGCGGTCCAATTTTCAATACCACCGCTGGTCCTGTGAACGACTCTAAGAAGATTAAGGGAATAAAGAAATGATCGGGATTACTACTGTCACTATTATCTAGTACAGAGAATCTTAAATCTTCCTCTATCTCGTCGGGTAAATCATTTAGATAAAATGTTTTGTTTTCTAAGGTTAATATTTGCATTATATGTATTTTACTTTCTCAATCGTAAACGGATACTTGGCTTCTTTATAAAACTTCTTCCTCTCTGTAAGATGCCTCTTCGCGTATTTTGTAGAGGCCGTGATGTCCCAGATCTGTACAAAGTCTTTGTCTTCTGCTTTTCTAATGCCTCGCCCAATGCTTTGTATAACCCGTGTAAAACTCTTTCCGGGCTCAACCATAACAAGATTAAAAATACGGGGCACATTAATACCCACAGCGGCCACACCATAAGTCGCCACAATAATCTTGTTGTCAGCAGTTTTAACTTCGTCATATTCACTCTTTCTATCTTTGGTTTTTACAGATCCTGAAATGAATACAGAGTCTGTTAATTGTGTTTGTAAAAATTGTCCACATTCAATTCTATCAACTAGCACCAGTGTATTACCTGATTCAGCAATAGTATTGATCAAATTAGACACATAGGTCATTCTATCTTTATCGGTAACCAAGAATTTTAGTTCTTCCGGATACCCACTGAATTCTTTCCATTCGGCAGTTTGAATAACGTTAACATGGCAATCACTGAGGATACCTTTTTCTTGCAATTCGTGTGCTTTCACACGATGTACAACCTCTCCTAGGCTTGCACGAATACTTTGAAATTCATGATCCGCCTTGGGTACAGTACCAGTTAGTCCCCATCGAATAGGAGCACTGGCTAAATTTCTTGTCAACAGGTTTTTTAACACTTCCGCCTTGGCCATGTGAACCTCATCAACCATAACACACTGAACACCTTCTAGTAATTCTGCCAATGTTAGTAGTTCTTCTTCTGTAATATCCTTGGATTTTTTATCCAGAATATTCAAACTTTGCCAAGTGCAGATAGTATGTGTCTTATCAAGATTTTTTCTATCTCCGTAGTAAACTCCGACATCAAGGCCGCAGTTAATAAAATCTTCTTCTGTCTGTTCGACAAGGCTTTTGTTCGGGACAATAGTGACTGTTCTTCCATATTTTTCACAAATTTTTGCCAGTGTTGCTGTTGTAATTGTTTTACCAAAGCCTGTAGCAATTTCTTGAATACACTGGGGATTTTCTAAAAACTTATTAATGACTTCAACTTGATCTTCGCGAAGTCTAATCTTTTCGCCAGCAAATCGGTGACCTAGAGGCCATGTTTTTTCACCCCAAAAATCCTCAGAAATTTCGTCAAATTTTAGGGCAACAGGAGTACGAAGATCTTCAAGTTCGATATAGAAATTTTTCATTTCAAGAAATTCTAATACCTGTGGTAACATACTTAGGTACGTGGTTCCGCCCAGACCAAAAAAACTTACAGTACCGTCCCAACGACCTAATTTATAGGCGGGACGATACCGAGCAGTTGGGTCTTCGTATTTGAATTTTTTCACCAAGGCTTTACGTGTATCAAGATCTAAATTTTCAATCTTGATATTAACCTCGTCTTTGATGATAATTTTACAGGAACTCAAATTTCATATTCCTTATTTCTTTCTCTTTACTATAAACAATGGTATTTTCATGATTTTTAATAAAATCTCTTAGTGTATAGTGTACATTATTATAACCTAAATTCAAAACACTATGGAACTTAATTCCAGATTTAAAAATTGGTTTAGGTATCTTACCACTTACAAAAATTATCTTTGTATCTTCGTTGATAGGAGAATTCAGTTCATTAATTTTGACAAAATTATTGAAATTTTCATGAGTATTTGACGGTAACCTAAACAGCACACTCATTTCTTTATTTGCAATACCCAATTCTTTGAAAAATTCATAAGACAAGGTCATTGTATCTAACTCATTGCTTCCTGGTATGACCACCATTAGGGGGAATAGGTGAGACACAATAGGTGCAAGATCGGAAATTTTGTAAATTTCGCTGTTGATTGCAAATTTTTCACCAGGATCGCTTTTTAAGAAAGATCTAGTCAATGAATCCACTTGATCGCTTTCTATGAGATTACTGATAGTTTCGTCCCATGTATACACGCCTTTTTTTCTGGCTTCAAAAATTGCCGAAATGATATCGTTTGACGTCAAATTAGGCATATTTTTGTCACAATTTTTAAGTTTTGGCTTCAAATCTTCAACAATTAACATAGGGACATATTTTTCAATACTACTATGTATGATATTGATTTGATCTACATATTTTTGAAACGTCTCGTCCATTTCAAAGGTATCAAGATTTGTTAAAAATTGGATACTTTGCTCATTTATAGAAAAGAACCAACATTTTTCCTCTTTGTCCCACAATGCTTGACCTACAGTATCTCTGTTCTTTCGAATGTCACCGACAGTTTTTTCATTATAGGGAAAAATTGCCTTTATGACCTTGCCGTGGTTTTGATGTTCTACAACTGTAAGTTTTTTCTCACTGGAAATTCTACGAATTGGTAACCTGAATTTAGGATTTTGAACATATTCAGATATATTCTTATTTAGAAAAGAGGAGAGAGCAGGTTCGTGCTTGCGTACAATACGAATAGCGTGAACACTTTGCTTTTCTGATAGTCCGCTTCCAGATGCTATTTGATTATGGAAACTGTGTACCAGGCTTTGGTCCCAAGAATTAAGCAAAATCCTGCCATATACCAGTTCAATGATGAGATCTTCAATGTTCATAAGAATATTATACACTCATAGAGAAATATCTTCAAGCCCTGCGGCACGTAATTTAATAATATTGCTTAATTGCCATTGTTTGATGTCAAGTGCTTTGACAATGCCTAACCACTGGTTACGCAACATGGCAAATTCATTGATAATTTTTTCCATATCAACAACGTCTGCTTCGCCCTCGACATATTTTTCACAATCTCGACTACTGAGAGCACGTTGATAGTTTTCCAAGTACTTTTTAAAGGCTTTGGATTTAATTCTTCTTAACTCAATGTTAAGATATTCTAAAATAGCCTCAATTTCCTGCAATTGATTAAATCTATGTTCAACAATGCCAGGAAGCGAGGCAGAAGCCTTCTCTACGTTTCCGTAGATTTTGACTTCTGATCTTGCTTGCTCTAGTTCTGAATAAAAATGATCTAAACAACCCGGAAGGTGTGCTATGTCTTTTGAGACTTTAGCATACCATGCCATTGTTAGTCCTCACTTTCGTTGTAATCCCAACCATCTTCGTCGTAGTCCTCTTCTTCTTCAAAATCATCCTGGAGAGCCAGATTAATAGCATCGTCAAGATGAGTATCGTAGCCTTGCAGGGCTTTAAGAACGCCGGGTTCTACGTCATTTCCAATTAGCATATCAACAAAATGATTTGCCGCCACTTCTTTATTTTTATCGGGGATATATTCTTTGAACACATCCCAAATTTCAATAATTAGATCTTCTTCCATTATTCTTCCTCAATAGTTTCCTGTGCAGGTGAAATTGTAATACTATTATCCCATTCGGACATTATAATAGTTAGTCCATCTTTTTCATTCTTTTCCCAGGCCTTGCGAAATTGTTTAATAATTTCACCTTCCTTGGTAGTATAAACAAGACTATTGCCTTCTTTCTTTAAAGCACCTTTGGCTTCAAATAAATCAACCAATCCACTATGAGGACTCATGCCTGTTGTGTATGGAATTTCTACCTGAACACTTTCAAATGGCTTGGCATAACGTGTTTTCATGATTTTACATGCTGAACGAATACCATGCACTTCGGAAGTTTTATTACCATCGGCATCTGTTTTTAATTTTAACTTACGCATAGCAACTACAATAGAACTTGCGTAGATAAAACCTTGTCCACCGCTGATCTTGTCATCAGGATCAAACATATCTTGACTAGCGTAGGTGTGATTTGTACAAACCATACCAACATTCCAAGAACCAAACATGTTTACACAGTTACGAACTAAAGATGTCAGTGCTTTGGGCTTACGACCCATATCGCCCTTCATTTCGCCTGCTTCAAACTGATTAACGTCTGTAGGAGTTAACAACATACCCAAAG